GCACGAAACGGCGCGGGAATCCGCTAGCGTTTCGGGGGCTGGCATAGGCAATGGTCAACTACCAGTCCGTTGTCGATGAGCTCACAGCCGCCGGGCTGATCCTGGACGGCGGGCTACAAGTCGACACGGGAAAGACCGCGCGCTGCCGGGTCGAGGGCGAGGACCGCGAGCGGCGCGGCTGGTATCGGCTGTCTACGGTGCTGATCGAGGGCGAGACGCACATCATCGGCGCCTACGGCATCTGGCACGGCACCGACAACGGCAAGATCGCGATCAAGCCGGGGCCGAAGGCGGCGCTGACCCGCGAGCAGCGCGAGGCGATCGCGGCGAAGCTGCGCGCCGACACCGCCAAGGCCAAGGCCCAGCGCGAGGCCGAGGCCAAGCGTGCGGCGGCCAAGGCGCAAGCCGCCTGGCGCGCGTATCTCCCGAGCGGCCACAGTCCCTACCTCACCCGCAAGGGCGTCGGCGGGCACGGGGTGCGCTATCACCCAAGCGGCACCATCGCCGTCCCTATGATGGACGAGCGCGGCCAGGTCTGGGCGTTGCAGATCATCCGCGGGCCCGACCGCGGCGACAAGCCCGAGAAGCAATACTGGCCGCGCGGCTGCCAGACCGGCGGCATGTGCCACATGATCGGCGGCACCCCGCGCGGCGTCACCCTGCTGTGCGAGGGCTACGCCACCGGCGCGACGCTCCACGAGGCCACCGGACTCCCGGTGGTGGTCGCCTTCTCGGCTGGCAACCTGTTGCCGGTCGCCAAGAGACTGGCGCGGACCTACAAAAGCGTGCGCCTGCTGGTGTGCGCCGACGACGACTACCGCACCACCGCCAACCCTGGCCTTGCCGCCGCCCAGAGCGCGGCGCTGGCCGTGGACGGGCGCTGGGTCGCGCCCGCCTTTGCCGAGCCGCGCCCGGAGGACCGCAAGGGACCGAGCGACTTCAACGACCTGGCTGCGCTCGAAGGCCCGAGCACCGTGCGCGCCCAGGTCGAGACCGCCCTTACCGGAGCGGGCTGGCTGGCGGGTGTCCCTGCCGCGCGTGTCCCCAGCACCGAGGGGGGCGGGGCGGGCGCCATGGCGCCGCGTCTCTCTATCGACGAGGCGGTCAGCCGCTACTGGGGCACCTATGGCTTCGGCGGCAAGGTGCTTTTCGATGAGCACGAGCGGCGCCTGGTGCACCGCGATGACGTGCTCAACCTCCTGCCGCGCCACGGGCTTGAGGCCCTGCGCGAGCATCCCGACTGGCGCGTGGCGCGCGACAACGAAATCGGCTTCGACCCCACCGAGGCCGACCCCGCGATCCGCTGCAACCTCTTCGGCGGCTGGCCCACCGAGCCCAAGCCGGGCCACTGCCGGGCGCTGCTTCAGCTCCTCGAATACCTGTGCGACAACGAGGCCAACGCCGGCGAGCTGTATGACTGGGTGCTCAAGTGGTTGGCCTACCCGCTGCAGCATCGCGGCGCCAAGATGCATAGCGCGATCGTGGTCCACGGCCCGCAGGGCACCGGCAAAAGCCGGTTTTTCGAGGCGTATGCGCAAATCTACGGCGAATACGGCCGGGTGCTCGGGCAGGAGGCGATCGAGGATAAGTTCAACGCCGACTGGGCGGAGAAAAAGCTCTTCATCCTCGCCGACGAGGTCCTGGCGCGCGCCGACCTCTACCACATCAAGAATCGATTAAAGGGATTCATCACCGGCGGGCAGATCCGGGTCAACCCCAAGAACGTCGCCGCACATAACGAAAAAAACCAGATGAATATCGTCTTTCTCAGCAACGAGCGCCAGCCGCTCGTGCTGGAACACGACGACCGGCGCCATTGCGTCATCTGGTCACCGCCCCCGCCCGGGCGCCCGCTGTTCGACGCCGTGACCGCCGAGATCAACGACGGCGGGGTCCCGGCCCTGTACGACTACCTGCTCAAGCTGGACCTCGGCGACTTCGGCGTCGCCACCCCGCCACCGATGAGCGCGAGCAAGGCGGACCTGATCCAGCAGTCGGCCAGCTCCGAGGACCGCTTCATCCGCGAATGGCGGGCGCTGGAGGCAGAGACCATCGATGGCAACGTCCTGCCCTTCTGTCCGTGCGCTGGGGTCGACCTCTACCGCGCCTATCAGCAGTGGTGCCTGCGCCATGGCGAGCGCACGCGGCGCGCGCAGGACCTCATTGGCTACTGCAACAAGCTCCACGGCTGGCGCGCCGGGCAGTCCGAGCGCACCTGGAACCACTTCCAGGACCGCAGCTACCGCAACCGCAAACTGGTAGTCCCAGAGCCGGTGGAGGTCGAGCGCGCGGTGGCCTACTGCCAGAGCGGGCAGCAGGCCAAGCTCACGCTCGGCGCGCATGAGTCGAAAACCGCCTGGCTGACCGCAGGGTTTTTCGCCTTCCAGCAAGCACTTGGTGTGGCCTGACGTGTGCGCTTTGACCCTAATGCCCACGCTGCCCACGCTTGCCCACGCATGCTGCCCACGCTTGAAACTGGCGCAAGCGCTTGATTTTACAGACTGCCCACGCTGCCCACGCTTGAAACTCCCGCGCGCACATGTGAGCACATCGCCGCACTTGGCCGCACACACGCGAGGCCCTCACATGCGCGTTGCAAGCGTGGGCAGCGTGGGCAGCGTGGGCAACCTTGATTCTAATAAAGATTTTGAGGGTTTGAAGCGTGGGCAGTAGCGTGGGCAACGGGGTCTCAAGCGTGGGCAACGGCCCCGCCGGACCGCTCAACCAGGCCGATTACGCTCGCCGGATCGGCGTCAACCCGTCCACCGTCAACCGCTGGATCAAGCGCGGGCGTATCCGCCTGCGCCCGGACGGCCTGATCGACCCGGAAGCCGCCGACCGCGAGCGGCTGGTGAGCGAGTCACCCATGCCCCACCACCAGGCGCGCAAGGCGCAGTTTGAGGAGACGTGGACCGCTGCGCCTCCGGTGCGGGCCGAGGATGCGCTGTCCAGCGATGAGCTGAGCCGCGCGTTGAAGCTCGAAACCTACCGGCTGCAAAAGGCCAAGGCCGACCAGGCCAACCTGGAGCTCGACCGCGCCGCCGGCCTGCTGGTTGAGCGGGTCGAAGTCGAATACCTGCTGGCGGACCTCGCCGCGACCCTGCAGAGCAAGCTCGGGTCGATCCCGGCGCTGCTCGGGCCGGCGCTCGCTGCCCACCGCGGCGACGTGGGCGCCATCCACCAGGAGCTCGAGGCCGTCACCCGGGATCTCCTCACCGAGCTTGCCGCGCACCTGGAGCGCCAGGGCGAGGCGCATCTGGGGCCGGTGACGGCGGGGGAGGGGACGTGATGGCGGCACAGTTTCAAGACGCCGGCCACCGACGCGCGAACGTCGGCGGCCGACTTTCACCAACGGCTAACGAGAGGTAGCCATCGATGACGCAGGCAATCGTATCAGACTACGGCCAATTTCTGGCCGGCAAGCTCCGGGCGCACCAGGCGCACGGGGTGCCAACCGAGTCGGTGATCACGGCGGATCTGTTTCCGCACCAGGTCGCCATCACCCAATGGGCGGCGCGCAAGGGCCGGGCGGCGATCTTTGCCGACACCGGACTCGGCAAAACGCGGATGCAACTGCGCTGGGCGCAGGCGATCCACCGCACGACCGGCGCCGATGTGCTGATCCTTGCCCCGCTCGCGGTGGCCCAGCAGACCGCCGCCGAGGGCGCGGCGATCGGCGTGCCGGTCACCCATGCCCGTGACCGCTCCTGGGTCACGCCGGGCATCACCATCACCAACTATGACCGGCTGCACCGCTTCGACGCGGAGCGCTTTGGCGCGATCGTTCTGGATGAGTCCAGCATCATCAAGCATCACGACGCCAAGACCTTGGCGCTGCTGATCGAGACCTTCCACGCGACACCCTACCGCCTATGCGCGACGGCGACCCCGGCGCCCAACGACTGGACGGAATTGGGGACGCATGCGGAATTTCTCGGCATCTGCTCGCGGCAGGAGATGTTGTCCGAGTTCTTCGTCCACGACGGAGGAAAGACGCAAGATTGGCGCCTCAAGGGTCACGCCCGCGCGGCCTTCTGGCGCTGGGTGGCGAGCTGGGGAGCGATGCTGCGCTCGCCGGCGGATCTCGGGTTCGATGATGCCGCGTATCGGCTGCCGCCGCTGCGCGTGAAGCAGATCACGGTCGAATCTGACGCCGCAGTTGCGGCCGGCGAACTGTTCGCCCGCGAGGCGCAGACGCTGTCCGAGCGCCGTCAGGCCCGCCGCGATTCGATGCGCCATCGGGTTGCCGCCTGTGCTGACCTCGCCAACAGCATCCGCGAGCCGTGGGTGGTGTGGTGTGAGCTCAACGCAGAAGGTGAAGCCCTGCGCACGGCGATCCCGGATGCGGTCGAGATCCGCGGCGCTGACACCCCGGAGCACAAGGAGCAGGCGCTGGCGGATTTCGCCGCCGGGCGCATCCGGGTGCTGATTACCAAGCCCTCGATTGCCGGATTCGGGCTCAACTGGCAGCACTGCCGGCGGATCGGCTTCGTCGGCGTCACCGATAGCTGGGAGGCCTATTACCAGGCGATCAGACGCTGTTGGCGCTTTGGCCAGACCCAGCCGGTACATGCCTATTTGTTTGTCTCGGAGCAAGAGGGCGCGGTGCGCGCCAACCTGGAGCGCAAAGATCGCGATGCCGAGCGGCTATTTGCTGAGCTGAGCGCCGAGACCGCCGCCGCCGTGCGCGACGAGGTGCTGGGCCAAGCGCGCCAAAGCAACCCCTACGCACCGGGCGCCCCGTTGCGTCTGCCGACCTTCCTGACCCCGCGGAGGGCTGCCTAATGAGCGTCATCGATCAATCCCATGGCGGCACCTGGTCGCTGTATCACGGCGATTGCATCGAGGTGCTGGCGCAACTTCCGGCGCAGTCGGTCGGCTATTCGATCTTCTCGCCGCCCTTCGCCAGCCTCTACACCTACAGCAACAGCCCGCGCGACCTCGGCAATGTGCGCTCGGATGCGGAGTTCTTCGCGCACTTCGCTTATGTGGTGCGCGAGCTGCGCCGGGTGCTGATGCCAGGGCGGGATGTCAGCTTCCACTGCATGCTGATGCCGACCAGCAAGGCGCGCGACGGGCACATCGGCCTGCGCGACTTCCGAGGCGACCTGATCCG